GAGATGTAAAAATCTTGGTTGAGTTAGATAAGAAGTTGAACTTTATAGATATTGCAAGAGGTATTGCTCATCTTGGACACATACCTTATGAAGATATCAATATGTCAAGTCGTTGGTTAGAGGGAGCAATTTTAGTTTATTTGAAAAAGATTGGAGTGGTTGCACCTAACAAACCAGGAAGACCAAAGAAGTTTAATAGTGATGAAAAGTTTGCAGGAGCATATGTTCAAGAACCACAATCAGGAAAACACGATTGGGTTTATGACTTGGACATTACATCAATGTATCCAAGTGTGATTCGTTCACTAAATGTATCACCAGAAACAAAGATTGGTAAAGTTGAGGGTTGGAACGAGGAACAATTCTTAAAGTCAACAAACAACAAAACATATTCGGTTATGAATAAACAAGGTAGAGAAATTGGTAAGATGACCGAAACAGAATTACAAGACTATTTTGACAAATCAAAAGTATCAATCGCATCTAACGGAGTAATGTATAGAACAGACAAACAAGGTTTGATTCCGGCATTGTTAGAGAAATGGTTCAACGAACGAGTAGAGATGAGAAAACTCGTAAAGAAGTATAATGAACAAGGTGATACAGAAAAAGAACAATACTTTGATAGAAGACAACACATTCAGAAGATTGTATTGAACTCGTTGTATGGTGTATTGGGATTACCAGTATTTAGATTTTATGATTTGGATAATGCAGAAGCAACAACATTAACAGGTCAATCATTAATTAAGTTCAGTAAAAAGATAACCAATCACTTCTACAACAAAGAATTAGATACCAATGAAGACTATGTTATTTACATTGATACAGACTCTATTTTCGCATCGGCAGTTCCATTGATTGAAAAGAGATTCCCAAATCAAGAGTTATCAGAAACAATGATGACACAGAGAATTATGGAAGTTTGTGAAGAAGTTCAAGATTATTTGAATAAAAGTTATGATTATTTTGCTAAGAAGTTTTGTAATATAGATGACCACGTGTTTGATATTAAACAAGAGGTAATTGCAAAGACCGGTTTATTCATTACGAAGAAACGATATGGATTACGAATCATTAATGACGCTGGTAGAAAAGTAAACAAAACGCATGTAAAGGGATTGGATACCATTAGAAGTAATTTCGCAGTCGCTATGAAAGAATTACTATCAAATGTATTGGATGACATACTGGCAAATGTTCCAAAGGAAAAGATTGATGAACGAGTATCATTGTTTAAAAGAAATATGCATAATTTATCGTATGATGTTATGGCAAATCCAATCGGTGTAAAAGGTATTGGTAAGTATGAAGTGAAAGATGAGGAATCACCATTCAGTAAATATAAGAAAGGTGCACCAGTTCACGTCAAGGCAGCAATCAATTACAATTCATTGATTGAACATTGGTATGAGGGTAAGAAATATGAAAAGATATCCAACGGAACAAAGATTAAATGGGTGTATTTGAAAGAGAATACATTTGGATTTGACGCAATCGCATTCAAAGGACACGAAGACCCACGAGAAATATTAGAATTAATTAAAAACCACATAGACCACAAAAAAATGTATGAACAGGCGATGTCAAAGAAACTCGGTATGTTTTATAAAGCAATGCATTGGGGTGGAGTAGAAGACAAAACAACATCTATGAATAGGTTCTTTTAAAAATAAATTTGATTTTCACAAAACAATATTATATTTATATATAAACCAAATAGGAGTTACAATGAACAAAAATCAATTAACTAATTTCATTAACAAATACACATTAGGTGGGGAAATTCAATCTACCAAATGGGTTTCTAAAGGTGATAGTTTAACAACAAGATTCATTTCTGGTGATAAATCAGTAGTGGGTAGAGTTGTTTTAAGTAAGTTTAACCACTTAGAACCTTGTGAATTAGGTGTTTATAGCACCGGACAATTATCTTCACTACTATCAGTATTGGGTGATGATGTCGATATAAGTTTATTACGAGCAGGTGATAAGTTTATTTCTATGGAATTAGAAGATTCAAAAAGAAAAACAAAATCTAAATATATGTTGAGTGATTTGTCAGTTATACCGACACCACCAGAACTTAAGAATCTACCAGATTCATTTGAGTTAGGTATCAAGGTAGACGCACATTTCATCAATACATTTATTAGTGGTAAAGGAGCCTTGTCAGACGCAGAAACCTTTACGATATTAACAGAAAATGATGAAACACAGATTGTTATTGGATATGCAAGTATCGCATCTAATCGTGTTACGATTCCAGTTGAAACTACAAAGTTCAAACTAATGGAACCAATATCATTTAACGCTAATATGTTCGCATCAATCTTAAATGCAAATAAAGATTGTGAAAGTGCAACATTAGAAGTTAGTTCACAAGGGTTATCAAGAATTAAATTCTCAATCGACAATTACGATTCAGAATATTTCTTAGTATCAACACAAGCAGTTAACTAATGGAAACTCTAAAACATAGCTTATGGGTTGAGAAATATCGCCCTAGTGAGTTAGAGAATTATATCGGTAATGACCATTTAAAATCAAAGGTGTCGGTATATCTTGAATCAGGAGATATACCACATCTATTATTATTCGGTAGAGCAGGAACAGGTAAAACAACACTTGCTAAACTATTAATTAATAACATTGATTGTGATTACCTTTATATAAACGCATCAGATGAGAATAGTGTAGATGTAGTTCGTGAGAAAGTCAAGAACTTCGCATCAACATTAGGTTTCAAAGATATGAAAGTTATAATCTTGGACGAGTGTGATTACATTACACCAAACGCTCAAGCAGCACTTCGTAATCTTATGGAAACTTTCTCAAAGAATTGTCGTTTTATCCTAACTTGTAATTATGTAGAGAGAATAATTGACCCGATACAAAGTCGTTGTCAATCATTTCAAATTGTCCCACCAGACAGAAAACAAGTCGCACAACATTTGGCAAACATATTGACAAATGAAAGTGTAGAGTATGATATTAAAGATATCGCAACCATAGTAAATGGTGGTTATCCAGATATCAGAAGAGTAATCAATGGTGCTCAAAGACAAGTCGTAGATTCCAAATTAACAATTGACGAAAATACTATTGTTCAAAATGATTATAAAAATCAAGTGTTGGATATATTGAAAACACAAGACAAAAAGAATTCATTTAAAAACATTAGACAATTGTTAGCAGATTCAAAAGTAACGGACTTTTCTGATTTATTCAGATTGATGTTTGATACCGTAGATGATTGGGGAGCAGGACATATCGCTGAGTGTATATTGATTTTGAGTAAATACCAACAATCAGACGCAGTAGTAGTTGATAAAGAAATCAACATTATGGCTATGTTTGTTGAATTAATAGGGAGTATTAAATGAGTAATCCAAATGGACCGGTGCCACCAAAAGCACCACCACAAATTGACTTAACAGATTCAGATACAATCCAATGTGAAGATTGTGGAAACGCAGCATTTACACCGGCCTTCTTTTTAAAGAAAATATCGGCATTAGTATCACCAACAGGTAAGGAATCAATTGTTCCAATACAAGTTTTTACTTGTGGTAGTTGTGGAAAAGTTCCACAAAATATGTTAGAGTCGGCAGGTTTAGCAAAACCAGGAGTATAATGAACTGGATAAATAAACTTTGGAGACCACAAACAGGTAAAGAAATTGGACTCACAAAGGAAGATACTTTTTTTACCAAAAAGGTATTGGAGTATGTTCATAAGTATTATTACGATAACATACAGATTCGTGAGAAAGCAGATAACATTGAATACTTGGGTGAAAGACCATTATGGTTAAGTCAAACCACAAGTAGAGAAGTTGACCCGAAGTATAATGATATAAATGCACCACTACAAATCCATACTTTCGGAGATAGTTGGACTTATGGTTGGGATATTGAACAAGAAAGAACTTTCACACACTTACTCGGAGATGAACACACTTCAGTATGGAATCACGGAGCAGGTAAAACTGGACTGGACTATGCAGCAAAAAAGATAGCGGAAGTTTATCAAAAGTATAAACATTATGAAAATGATAACTTTTTATATGTAATTACAATTCCACACGCATTTAGAAGAATGCACTTTGACGAACAAAATATTGGTCGTAGAAGTTGGGCAAAGGAAAATGCAGTAAAAGAAACTGAATACAATCACTACCTATACTTTCTACATCATTACGAACTCTTAAATAGTTTAGTTGGAAGAGATAAGATTATCTGGGGAACTTGGGATGCTGAAATACCACACGACAAAATGGATATATTTTTTGAAATACACGACTTTATAGGACCAACTCATCATCCAGGTCCAATCGGTCATAGAAAATATGCAGAAAAGATAAAGAATATTCTTAGAAAAAATGGTTGGTATGGACAAGAAAGTTAAATATAATGTAGACAAGTTCTACTATGAGAATCATAGAGTAAGTAAGAACGGAACTGAAACAGGACTGAACATCTACGAAAAAAATAATGGTAGATTAGAGGGTGGAAGACAACACGACCCAATCTACAATGATGAAAACGTCAGAAGGCAAATCTATACTTTTGGTTGTAGTTGGACTTATGGTTGGGACATAAAGCAAGAAGAAACCTTTACTCATTTATTAGGTGATGAAAACACATCAGTTCATAATTACGGAGCAGGTGGAACAGGTTTGGATTTCGCAGTCAAGACTCTATCAGAAGTTTATATACCAGAATCAAGACGACAAATATTTATTATTACGGTTCCACATTATTTTAGAAGAACTTGGTTTGACGACGACGGAGTTGTTATGAAACCTTGGCAAGTAAAAGAAAAAGTAAATATCAATGAGTATAACAATTATTCTAATTTTCTACATAACTATGAATTACTAAATAGATTTATAGGTTGTGATAAAATTATATGGGGAACTTGGGACGGGGATTTACCAGAAGAATTTTTTGATGTATTTTTTGAAAGAGTAGATTATACATCAGACGGACTACACCCCGGACCAAAAGCACACAAACAATATGCAGAGAAAATAAAAGATGTATTACAAGATAGATTTAAGTAATTACGAACCACGAGAGGTTCAAAATTATCAAGAGGTTACAAACTATAATGATATTAATTCAGAACAGATACAAGTAATATCAGAAGAGTTAGCTGAATTTAAAGATTCATTTGGAAAAGATTGGCAAGAGTGGAATTTAAAAGACCTACGAAGTAGATTAAAAGACAATTGGACATTTTATTTAGTTGAGGGTGGTTGGGCATTTATAGATTGGAATAGAAAATACCCTATGTTATGCCAGAAATATGTGTTTCCAAATCATAGAGGAACAGGTTTAAATTTAGATTTAATATGGATTCGTTGTAATGAAATCAAAAAACAGGGATACAATTACGCAATGATGTTTATAGATGATTGGAACGAGCCAGCAAAATCAGTATTAAAAGAAAAAATATTCACTAAAATGGACTAAATTGATATTTATATATAGGAAAAAATTATGTCAGTACAAACAACAATAGAAAATTATTTAAATTACATCACAGGAAGTGGTGGTGGTTGGCCAACAAATACCAATATTGGTATTTTCGCTGGTGTTGATTACATAAAAGAAGAAACCACGGGTGATATTTATTTGAATGAGATGAATACTGCGTGTGGTGTTTATGGAACTTATAATGACCAAACAGCTTCATTTGATTTAATGGCAGATTATGCAAATGAAAAAGGTTGCACAACTGCATACATTTATGGACAAAATGATAGCGTTAAGTTTAATCCTTCCGATTTTCAACAACCAATAATTAGTTCAAGTTTTGCCAGACACAACATAAGTTGTAATTTTGAATTTGAACAAGATACTTCATTAACATATTTCTCACAAAGAGGTAGTAATGACCATACGGATAGTTTCCACTTGTTTATGCAAACACCTTGGTATAGTGATGACACTTTATTAAACATAGTTAGTGGTTCATTTAACAAGGATACATTTAGAACTATATTAAATTCATCACCAGTTAATTCAAGTTTAATTCCAATATTTAATACAGGTTCTTTTTCAGATTCAAATGCATATCACCCAGACTTTGTAATTAAAAATCCAGCACAAGATGGAACTTCTTATGACAATTCAATTTTATTCCATAAGTATGTAGCAGAGAATAACACATACCAATCTGGTGTGGATAGTGGTTCACTAATTGAAACCTATATTGTTCCAAGTGGTTCAACCATAGGAACACAAGGATATCTAAAATCACCTAAATATGAATACTTAATGACACCAGACAGACAAATACTAACAAAGAAAAAGGATAAGTTAGTATTATCAATAGCACCAAAGTTTATATTGAGTGGTGACAGATACCATATGCAAAACGCACTATTATACTCAACCGCAAGTGGGAGTTTAATTCGTATGTATGATGACTCAACTAAACAAGTTCAAGATGTAGAAGTTGGTGATGTAGTTAAATCATACAAACCAGTTGGAATGCCAGATGAGTTTTTCTTTGAGGACTGGTTAAGTTATTCTACAACAGATTTGAGTGGTTCAACACCATCAGGTTCAGTTGTGGTTAGAACTTTACAAGAGGACTATTATGGATACTACTTAATTAATGATAGTATTAAAGTTCCAGTTATGAAACAATCTATGATGAAAGGTGCGAGATACTTTCTTAAACAAGGAGATACTTGGAGTTGGGCTAAACCAACCGATATAGATACAGGAGATTACTTTTTAAATAAAGACGGAAATGAAGTCGAAATAACATCAAAAACAGAAGTAGCCCAAGAAGAAACATTTTATTCATTAGATGTTGAAGATATCGATACATACTTCACTTCAGATATATTGGTCCATAATATTCCACCAGGTAAATGTTTCACAGGTGATACAATGATTACATTGTTTGACGGAACTTACGAGAAGATTAAAAATATAACATCAGGTATGAAAATTAAAACATACAACGAAGAAACTGGTAGATTACAAAATTCAGTTGTGGGTGATGTAACAAAAATTGAACACGATAACTTAGTTGAGTATAGATTCGATAACAATACTATAATTAAAGCAACAGATGACCACCCATTTTATATCGCTGGTGATTCATATACAGACTCAGATTACAGACCATTAGAATTAGGTGATAAAGTTTTAACTGATGATTTAGGCAAAATAGAATTGATGGGATATAAACCACTCAACACAATAGAAACAACATACAATATAGACAACACAAATAACAGCAAGAACTACTTTGCGAATAAGGTTTTAGTATCAGATGAGTCAGAAACAGAATAACGACTTTTTATATTCAGTTCAAATTCCAAATTTTTTATCACCAGAAAAGTGTGATGAATTATTAAATGACATTATGGAATCTGAAAAGGGTGTAACGGGTTGTGTCGGAGATGAAAAGGGAAATAACGCAGTCATACCGGAGATTAGAAAAACAAGGGAATGGTATTTACGAGAACAGAGTGATAATGATTTCAGACCCGATAAACCAAACAAAGATTGGAAATGGTTACAAGACAAGATGTTTCAAATAGCAAACATTATAAATGATAAAGTATTTCATTTTGATATTGATGCGTGTGATGATGAATTAAAACTAATAGAATATACAAAAGGTGGATTCTATGGTTGGCACACAGATTTTAACGCAGGAACTTGTTCAGTAAGAAAATTAGTAGGAATTGTTCAATTGACAGACCCAAGTGAATATGAGGGTGGTGAAGTTCAGTTCGGTATTCAAGATAAAGATACAAAAGAGTGGTATTCAATGAATCAATTAAAAGGTTCATTAACATTATTTCCGGCATTTCTATGTCATAATGTTGTTCCAATTAGTAAAGGTAAACGATATGTAATCCAAGAGATATTTGTCGGTGACCACTTTAAATAAGGATAAAAATGTATAAACCAATAGATATGGATAGTTTGAAGTTAAATCAAAACTTCAAATGGGTAGTTGAAAAAAGTAATTTCTTTTCACAAGAAGATTGTGATTTTATGATAGAGTATATCGATAAAGAATCTACACGAAAACAAGGACACTACACAGGTGAAGAAAATCCAGTTTGGGAAGAAGAACCAGTTATGGACGATGGTGTTTGTATGTTAAATATCAGTAGAACAACGGAACAAAAATATCTTGATAAGTTTTGGACAGCCATAAAAATAGCAGACCAAACAATTTATAAATACAACATTAAAGGTATTTACGATAATAGACTACAAGCACACAGATATGATATTGGAGATTGGTATAATCCACACTCAGACTTTCATCCAATTAAAAGATTTAGTTCAGTAAAGCTAACTTGTATTGTATTTTTAAATACAGATTATGAGGGTGGAGAATTTAGTTTGTTTGACGGAACAATAGTTGAACCAGAAGTAGGAAAGTTAATAATACATCCTTCATTTGCAGGACACGGAGTATCACCAATTACAAAAGGTAATAGATACTCTTGTGTGTGTTGGGGAGTAGGAGATACTTTTGTATGATACAAAACGACAATTTTAAATTTGTAGTTCATAGAGAGGACTTTTTATCATTGAGTCAATGTCAGAAACTAATGAGATACTTGGAAACAGGACAACCAACTGAATCTGAACTCGCTGGTAATTATGATGATAATATTTTAAACAAAGAAGTTCGTGATAATAAAGAAGTTACAATCAATAATGAAAAACTAAAAAACAAAATAAAAATGGCATTTGAATTATCTAATCTATCTATTTGGAAATACAATATACAAGAAATGGAAAAGGTCAAAATACTACGATACGAAAATGGTGGTAAATACAAATGGCATACTGATTGTGGTTCAAAAGAAACTTCTACAAGAAAACTGACGGCAGTTATACAATTAAGTGATGAAACAATGTATGAGGGTGGAAATTTAGAATTTGGAATTACAGACAAATCAGGTAAAAACAATTACACCGCACCAAGAACACGAGGAAGTATCACAATCTTTCCTGCGTTCTTATCACATAGAGTTACACCAATCACAAAAGGAAGACGATATTCTTGTATCTCTTGGATGTTGGGGGATTGTTTTGTATGAGATTAGCATTATGTATATGTCCACAATGGTCGGTTCAAACACCTTCTTTCGCAATTGGTAGTTTAAAATCACACATCAATAATAAAGATGTCGTTGTAGAACAAATAGATTTAAACATACTATCGTCAATTCACACTAAAGAAAAAAACATAGAAAAGTTTTGGGATTGGGGTAATGATAAACCTTGGAACTCTGAAGCAAATTTTCAAACGGATATATTACCACACTTTAAAGATTTATGGCACGAATATATAGATGAACTATCCACTTATGATGTGGTAGCATTTACTACATATACATCAAATATTATTACAACAGATTATATAGCGAGATACTTAAAACAAAAAAATAAGAATATACAAATATGGTATGGTGGCCCTTACTCTTGGTATTCAGAGTCTGGTGGGTTAGTTGAGAAAGATAATTATAGAGAGTTTGTTGATATCGCTTGTGGTTCGGGAGATGGGGAGAAAATTATCTCTGAATTAGTAAATCGTTATATGGAAGACGGACATTATGAAAATGTAAAAGGTATTTATCGTTGGGATAAAATGACACCAAGTTTTCCTACGGTATTGAAAAGGGGTCGTAGTGGTAGAAAGCCAGTTTTCAATGGTGGTATATTACCACAAAATCTAAATGAATTAGAAACACCAAGTTGGGATACCAAAGTAATAGATGATTATAAAAAATTAGCAGAGTTATTTGACTTGGAAGTTACACTACCAATGCAGACATCAAGAGGTTGCACTTTTAAATGCACATTTTGTAGTGAGACCAGATTATACCGATACAAAAATAATGAAAAGATTGTTAGTGAGATGAAAGGATTACATAAACAAACTGGCATTAATAACTTTTGGTTTACTGATTCTCTAATCAACGGGTCAATGCCATTGTTTAAAAAGCTTGTAAATAAGTTAGAGGAAGAAACAGAAAATGGAAACATACCAAAAATGTATTGGGGTGGACATTTCAGAACACATAAGAAACTTGACGGAGAGTTACTAACAAGAGCAGTAAATGTTGGACTAAATTATATGAATGTTGGTGTAGAAAATGGAGTGAATAAGATACTGGCATTGATGGAAAAAGGACAAACTTCTGATGATGTTAGTCACTTCTTGAAATCAGCTCACGAGAGTAATGTATTTTATAATGCAAATTGGATACCAGGTTATCCAAAGGAAAATCATATGGACTTTATGTTACAATTAAAATTTCTATATGACAACCACAAATACTTTGGAAACAATGGATTGTTAAACTTAATGCAATCAACAGACATTTTAGACCACACACCATTAGATGTTTATAGAGATGACTTTGATGTTTCAAAGGAAAAAACAATTTTAAACGCTTGGACTTCAAATGATTATAAAAATATATTAATGATTAGACATTTAAAAGCATTCTTTATTGAGGTCTTGTTAAATATATTTAACTTTACCAAAGAGGGTGAGGACTTAATAGGAGATGATTTCTCATATGCCACACCAAAAGAAAAGGGTGGAAAACCACCATATTATAGAGCAAGAATTAGAGAAAACTCATTACAAGTTGGTAATATAGATGTAGAACTAAAAGAAGAAGCAGATAATAGTATCTTCACAAATGAGTTTTTACTATCAACAGAACAAAGCAATATTGTAGATTCGATTGAAAATGAAATTATAAAGACGATTAAAGGTTTTGCTTGGGTATTGGTTAATGTTACAAATAAATCTAATATTAACTTTATCATTAGGGATAACTTTAAAGGATATAATTTAAAGGACTCACATTTCAATTGTAATTTCTCTCTCAAATCAAACGGAGATGAATTTGAACTTGATGTGAAATATGGATTTAAGATTTCAAATGTAGATAAACAACTATTTGATGACACAGACAAATTAGATTTTGTTGCAAGAAACAACATATACATTAAAGATAATGTCAGTAAATATCAATATTCAGATGAGGTTAATGAACTTTATCAAGATAGTATGGATTATGATAGACATAAGATGTCATTTCCAAGAACAGAAATGACAAATCAATATTAAAAATATTACATTTTCAGTTTCATACTAACTATTTATTTATATCTAAAAGGTTATTCACTATGAAAACAAAAACACTATTTGACCACATAAAACAAATTACTAATGTTCAAAACCAACATTATTGGGACAACATTACAGACGCCGATAAAAAGACTTGGTCCAATTATATGGTGCATAGATTTTTATCAATGAAACCAGAGTGGATAGAAGTTGTAAATGAAATACAACAATATTGGGAATTGAAACCTAAAACGGTATATCAATTCTATACAAATCTACTACCAAGAGGAAATACATACTTACGATATACTAAATCTAAAAAGAAATCCAAGATAGAAAAGTGGGCTATGGATATATTGTGTGATTACTTTCAAGAAAGTTCACAAAATATTGAAAAAACACTTGACATTATGGGTAAAGATGTTGTATATTCAATTATATCAAAGTATGGTGTAGATGAAAAACAACTAAAAAAAATATGGAGTAAATGATGGCGATTAAAGACGCACCTACAAAAGTAGGAATACCAAAGGCAACCTTAACCAAAGAAGACCAAGAAATGGTAGACACACAAGATGTCGTAAAATATATGGAGAGAACTTATCCTGAAATGACAGGTGAGTTTCTAAAAATACAATCAGAACAATACGAATTGTTTTGTAGAAAACAATACGACTATGGTCCACAAAATATTGCAGTGGGAACTATTCTAAAAACACCAGAGGATATTAAGTTATCGTTGTTGGGTATTTGGTTCAGGTGTAATGACAAAATTGAGAGAATGAAAACATTATTGATGAGAGGAAATAACGCAGTTGAGGGAGAACCCGTAACTGATAGTTTCTCAGATGTATCAAATTATGGAGTAATGGCACAAGTAGTAGCGAGGGGCAAATGGGCAAAATAAGTTATAGTCAATTCAGTATGTGGGACAAATGTCCTTACACTTGGAAAGCAAACTATGTGGATAAAGCAGAGACTTTCAAAGGTAATATTTATACCTTGTTCGGTAGTGCTATTCACGAAACTATTCAAGCATATTTAGTATGTTATTACGAACGAACAATCAAAGAAGCAGACGCTTTACCACTTCAAGATATTCTAATCTATCGTATGAAAGAATTATACAAAGAAGCTAAAGAAAGATATGGTGACGGATTTGAAGTAACCAAAGAAGAAATGGCAGAGTTCACTCAAGACGGATTCAATATCATTGATGAGTTCTTAAAGAGAAAGTCAAGTCATTTCAAAAAGAAAGATACTGAGTTAGTCGGTATTGAAATGAATCTAAACTATGAACTACCAAAAGATATGAGATTCGTTGGTTATATGGATGTTGTTCTACACGACAAGAAAACTGGTCGTATGAGAATCATTGATATTAAATCATCTACTATGGGTTGGAATAAATATATGAAAGCCGATAAGAACAAAACCAATCAGTTGTTATTATACAAACACTTTATGGCAAAACAATTAGAAATATCGGAAGATAAAATAGATGTTGAATATTTAATATTAAAGAGAAGATTATATGAAAATATGATGTATCCACAGAAAAGGATTCAGGCGTTCTCGCCAGCAAGTGGTAAACCAAGTGTTAATAGGGTTATGACAAGGTTACAAGAGTTCATAGATGAGTGTTATGATGACAAAGGTAAAATCATTTCACACGACTATGAAAAATGTGAAAAGCACAAGAAGTGTAGAAGTTGTAAGGATTTAGAATGATAGAACCAGGTTTAAGAATTAAGGTAACGGACTTTTTAGCGACCGAATATGAACAAGAGGTATTTCAGGAACTAATGAAACTGAAACAATTACCGGATATGCAGGGAGTTGGTTTTCCATTATACTTTTGGTATGATAGAGAAAATGAAGCGGTAGACTTGAATACATTAGAACCATTTATTAAGTATTGGAAATCTTCAGGTGAACACGCAACTAAACTTACTATATATCCAGAACTATTTGATACTCAAAATGATTTTATTTGGTATGATATAAGACCAAGAAATTCAATTGACTATTTACCTAACCCAACATTTTCATATCTACAATATTACAGATTCGCATACCTTTATGATGACCCAAAAACTGGAATACTTGAAGGTATAAAAGACTTTTACGAAAAGTATAGTTTTGTAAATTCAAATGATTCATCTGAAACGAAAAAAAGAAAACAAAAAAGAAATGACGATGAAGATAGCAATTATAGGTAGTAGGACCTACACCAATAAAAGAAACATACAGAACTTTATGTTTAGATTAAAAATGGAACATAAAGATATGGAAATCGTTAGTGGTGGTGCAAAAGACGGAGCAGATAAATATGCAAAACGATTTGCATTAGAGTTCGGATTAGATTATTCGGAGTTCCCACCACAACATCAAACTCACAACCAACATTGTGTAATGGAAGCTTATAACTATGGTAAACCATACAATGTTGGATATTATCACAAACGAAATAAAGATTTAGTAAAATATTCAGACAAAGTGGTTGCGTTTTGTAAAGACGGAGAGATTACCAACGGAACAAGGTCTGCATTAGAATATTGTGAAAAAATAAATAAAAAATTCGTTATTTTGAGTTAAACTAACTATTTATTATTGTATATATATGTATATATTAAGAGGAACAATATGAAAGAAGATAAATTAACATCAGTAAAAATTATAGATGAACTATATAAAAAGTTCAAAGAAAAGTCTATTCGTGACGACTTTTCATTACAGAAATTAGTAAATCGCAGTTTAGATTTATTTGTTTATGACGACGAGTTTAAGAAAAAAATTTTAGAATATGAAAACTTAGAGGAAAGTGGTTCAAAATATTAAAAATAAAAGAAGGGTTATATGTCAGATTTAAAATTACCGAAATTAAAAAAAATACAAAAAGCAGAGAAGATTGAAAAGAGGAACAAGAAAAAGATTCTTTTACTATCAGATGACCTAAGAATGTCAAGTGGTGTCGGTACAATGTCAAGAGAGATTGTAGTTGGAACTATTGATAAATATGATTGGGCTCAAATAGGTGGGGCTATCAAACACCCAGACAAAGGAAAAGTTTTTGATATGAATAAAGCTATGGTGGAAGAAACTGGTATTCAAGACGCATCGTTAAAAATATATCCTATTGATGGATATGGTGACCAAGAAACATTAAGAACCATACTTAAAATGGAAAAGCCAGACGCTATTCTACACTATACAGACCCAAGATTTTGGAAGTGGTTGTATGATATGGAACACGAAGTAAGGCAACAATGTCCTATTTTCTATTACAACATCTGGGACGACTTACCTTATCCGAGGTGGAACGAACCATTTTATGAAAGTTGTGATTTGATTATGAATATTTCAAAACAAACACATAACATTGTTCAAAATGTGTGTCAGAAGAAACCAAGAACAGATTGGGATTCAACTTATGTCCCACACGGAATTAATGAAAAGTATTTCTATCCAGTCAAAAATGAAAAAGAAAGATTAGAAATGAACAAAATGAAATCTGAATTATTTCAAGGTAAGGACATAGAGTTTTGTTTATTTTACAATAACAGAAACATCAGAAGAAAGATGACATCAGATACTATTCTGGCATTTAAGACTTTTGCGGATAGATTACCAAAAGAGAAAAGAGATAAGACAGCATTTGTTCTACATACACAACCAGTTGATAACAACGGAACAGACTTACCAGAGGTAGTTAAAGAGATGTGTCCAGACTTGAATATAATATTCTCAACCAATAAATTGTCATCACAACATCTAAATTATTTATATAACATTTGTGATGTAACGATTAATTTAGCATCCAACGAGGGATTCGGATTAGGAACTTGTGAATCATTGATGTGTGGAACACCAATTATCGTTAATGTTACGGGTGGTATGCAAGACCAATGTGGATTCAAGTTAAAAGGTAAACATATTACTTACCAAGATTATGGAGAGATTGAATCACTACACAATTGGAGAGATTGGGAAAATAACGAAGACTTAACTCACGGAAAGTGGGTAAAACCAGTATGGCCAAAAGTTCGTTCATTACAAGGTTCACCACCAACACCATACATTTTTGATGACAGGTGTGATTGGATGGATGCGGCAGACTCTATCCAACATTTCTATGAAATGTCAAAAGAAGAAAGAGATGAGTGTGGATTCATAGGACACGAATGGGTTTGTGGAGATGAATCTATGATGAGTGCAAGGGCAATGTGTGGTTTATTCATAGACCATATGGAAACCGCACTTGATAAATGGACACCAAGAGAAAGATACGAGGTATATAAAGTATGAAACCAATGATATTAGTAACGGCACCAGTTCAAACTCGTAGTGGTTATGGAAACCACTCAAGAGATATTTGTAGAGCGTTAATTGAATCAGATAAATATGATGTTAGAATCCAACCGGTTCGTTGGGGAACAACACCACCAAATGCATTAGAAGAGGGTAATCCACATCACAAAATGATAAGTGATAAACTTATGGGAGACCCTAATTTAGAAAGACAACCAGAATTACATATTCATATCGTTATACCAAATGAATTTCAACCATTGGGTAAAAAGAATATAGGTATTACAGCTGGAATAGAACATACACAACCACCAGCACAATGGATAGAGGGTGTAAATCGTATGGATATGACAATATGTACTTCAGAATTTACTAAGAGTGGATTTCAAGATACAGTTTATGACAAAAAAGATGTAAACACAGGTCAAGCTATCGGGGAACTTAAAGTAGTGAAACCATTAGAAGTATTGTTTGAAGGAGCAGACCCAGAAATATATAAAGAAACGAAAGAATTTTCTGGTAAGTTAAAAGAAAAGTTCTCTAAGATAGATGAAGATTTTTGTTTTCTATTTGTAGGACATTGGTTAAGTGGAAATCTTGGGGAAGATAGAAAAGATGTCGGTATGATGTTAAAAGTATTCTTGGAAACATTTAAGAACACACAAAACCCACCAGCATTAATTATGAAAACAAGTTCAGCCGGATTTTCAATAACAGATAGAGAGTCAATTTTAGAAAAGATTAATATGATTAAATCTGATGTTCAAGCAAATACTTTACCTAATATATATTTATTACACGGAGACCTAACTGATGAGGAAATGAACCAAATGTATAATCACCCGAAAGTGAAATCACATTTAACATTTACTCACGGAGAGGGATTTGGAAGACCATTGTTAGAAGCGTCGTTTAGTGGTAAACCGATATTAGCACCTATTTCAACAGGTCAAGCAGACTTTTTAGATAGAGATTATACAATTGAATTACCATATCAAATGACAAAAGTTCCAGCGAGTGCATTTCCAAAAGATTATGGAAATCAAGAAGCAAGATGGTCAACTGTAAATTACAATACAGCGAGTAGACTTATGAAGTCAGTATTTAGTAATTACAAAAAGTATCAACTTAAAGGTAAAAAGCAAATGATTGTTAATAGGGAGTTGTTTACTCACGATAAGATGAGAGTTAAATTAGAGTCTATTGTTGACAAAATATTAGATAGTATGGCCAAAAAGGTTGAATTAAAGATACCTAAGTTGCAAGAGAAACCAGATTCGGTAAAACTAAAATTACCAAAACTAAAAAAGGGATAAAATGGCAGAGATAAAAATAACTTGTCCAAATTGCTTCAATGATGAGAAGTGTTTTGAGGACAGATTGGAAATAGAAGACTTTAGTTCTTTTATGTGCTTTAGTTGTGGATTTACGAGTAATTCACTTTACAAAAATGATACAGAAAATTTAACTAAAGTTCAAGAGTCATCAACAGATTTGATGAATGAAGTCAGTATGTATGATTATGATAGAAAAATACATTGGTTTCCATCAATATTGAATATGGGTAAGTTAGGAATTATATATCCAGAGGGAACTAAAAATAATTGGATATGGAAATACGCAAAAGTTCGTAAATTAAATGAAGAAGAACAGAAAGACCCTAAATACAAAGGACACGAACATACATTGGATATGGAAAATGCAAAAGAATATGGACAATATGAATTCTTACACGCGTGTCAAGATATGGGAATCGTTAAAGAACTATGAGGAATACCATTTGGCAACAAGTTCAACCAGGACAAATAGTTTCTTTTTTATATAAAAGTAAAAACTCATCACGAGCAGAGAAAAGAACCGTATTATGTATAGACCCAGAGTATACTTATAGAAAGAAATCAACAAAACGAAATGTTAAGTTATTCGTCGGACTACAATTAGAAACAACATTGAGAGGTCCCATAAATGCCAGAGCATTAGACCGAGCAATCAGATTACTTGGTGGTGCACAATTAGATAGAGGTGTTACCGAGATTGGAGACTTTGAAGACAATATGGACGATGTTGATGTTGAGTTGGTTTACAAAGCATTAAAAAGATTTGTAAAAAAGCACGACGTTTTCAGAACATTCTTTTTACGAGAGTGTAGAAAAAGAAGAGTTTACTTGATTGACAACTATCGTAGATTACCAGCAAGTCAAACTAAAAAAATAATACTTGAACAAAACTTGGAGAAATTAACGAATGAGTCTTAAAATCAGTTATAGTATTACTTGTTACAATGAACACAAAGAATTAGACAATTTACTACATCATTTATCAAATCATATTAGAGAAGAAGATGAAGTGGTGGTTACAAGAGATATATCAAAAGTGGGAACAGGTGTTTTTGAACCAGAATTTCAATCACTTGAAAAGATATTAGAAAAATATGAGTATCACGATTACTTTAAACCAAGACAATTAAAAGTAAATACATTTCATTTTAATAAAGATTTCTCTAAATTAAAGAACTTTGCTAAAGAACAATGTTCAGGAGATTTTATATTCAGTATTGACGCAGATGAAATACCTAATGAAACATTGATTAAACAATTACCACAAATATTAGAAATTAATGATTCTGATTTATTATGGGTTCCAAGGATTAATATCGTTAATGGTATTACATCTTGGCATTTACATCATTGGCATTGGAGACAAACTGAACAAGGTTGGATAAACTTTCCAGATTACCAAGCAAGAATATTTAGAAACACAGAAGATATTAAATGGATTAAACCAGTTCACGAGGTAATAGACGGAGCAAAAACTTACGCTCACCTACCACCACAAGAAGAATTAACTTTGAAACACGAAAAAGAAATTTTAAGACAAGAACAACAAAACAGATTATACGATACCATTATATAGGAGATAGTGATGAATATATTAGTAACAGGTGGAGCAGGATTTGTAGGAACAAATCTAATCAAAAGATTATTAAAAGATGGACACAATGTTGTCAGTATTGACAATTATTCCACAGGTAAAGAGGAAAATGAACAAGAAGGTTGTGTATATCACAATGTTGACATCAGGGATGCAGTTGATTTTGATTTCTTTATGGAAAATCCAGATATCATTTATCATCTGGCAGCACTTCCGAGAATACAACCATCATTTGAGTTTCCAGCATTAACTATGGAAATTGGTATGTTGGGAACAATGAATATATTAGAGTGGGCAAGAAACAAGAAATGTAAAGTAATTTATTCTGGTTCATCTTCAGTTCATAGTGGACATTATTCAAATCCATATACTTTTTCAAAGGTAATGGGTGATGAACTTTGTATGTTTTATAAAAAAACTTTCGGAGTTGATACTAAGATTTGTAGATTTTATAATGTGTATGGTCCACATCAACTTACTGAGGGAGAATATTGCACGGTTATTGGTGTATTTGAAAAACAATACAAAAATAAAGAACCACTAACAATCACAGGAGACGGATTCCAAAGAAGAGATTTCACTCACATTGATGATATCGTTGAGGGATTAATCCTAACATCACAAAGTGAAGACTTTGATTTGGATACTATTGAGTTGGGTAGAGGACACAATCACTCAATCAACGAGTTGGCAAAAATGTTCGATTGTGAATTTACTTATATACCGAAAAGACCAGGTGAGGCAGAAGTAACTCTTTGTGATACATCAGTCGCAAAAAAAGATATAGGATATAATCCAGAAGTAAATTTAAAAGATTATGTTACAGGGGTAATTAGTGAAGTATAGTATATTTACCGTAATGAACTCAGGTTATGTTTATGGTAATTTTGGTAGAATATTCACAAATTCAATTCACAGAAATTTAGATATTTCAAAAATAGATACAATTTACATTGGAGACATTGGTTTAAATTCAAAGGACAAAGAGTTTTTAAATAGCTTTGAAAAAGTTAAAATAATTGATTCGGGAGTCGTTACAGAAAATGTGGTAATACACGATGATGACTGGGTTGAAAGTGTAAATCAAAAGACTATACTTCTAAAAGAGTTGTGTAAAACTTCTGATTGTCCAATAGTATTGGTTGATTTAGATTGTTATTTCATAAATGACTTTTATCAACACATAGATTTAAACTATGATATTCAAGTGGTTGAAAGAGACCCTTGGGTTCACCCCAATCACATCGCATCTTGGGTAGTTATAAATAATATGGAAAAGGGTGTAGAGTTTATAGATGAGTGGATGAACATAATGAAAAGTTATACTACAACCAGACATAAAGAATCACCTTCATTGGATATACTTGTAAAAGATAATTTCAATCGTAATCAATATAAAGTTAAAGTTTTAAAAGAAAGAGCAATTATTGGGTTTGGAGAACTGAGACAAATAGAAGAGTGGGAATCTCACATAGCACACTTTAAAGGTTGGGCGAGAGGTAGTTCACCAGAAGAAGACTTTTATTTAAGAGTGTTTGGTAAAGGTAGACATCCAATACACGAAATAATAGAAGAGTGGATTAATGTGTAGTTTTACAATAACTAATAGAAAAATTAACTTAAACAACACCAATTTCCTATCCCAAAAAAGAGGACCAGACTCAACCAATACTTTTGAAGAAAATGGAGTATCTTTTTTACATAACCTACTACATTTAACTGGTAATAAAACAGAACAACCATTTTATCAGGACGATATTGTTTGTGTATTCAATGGTGAGATATACAATTATAAATCTCTCGGTGATTACAAGACAGATGGAGAGTGTTTGATTCCAATGTATGAAGAATTTGGATTTGAGTTTGCTAAAAAACTTGATGGGGAGTTTTCTATTTGTATTATTGATTTTAAAAAATCAAGACTAATGTTATTCAATGATACTTTCGCTACCAAACCATTGTGGTTTGCCGGACAAGGAAATGAATGGGGAGTAGCGTCATATGAGAGTTCATTGAAGTTGGCGGGTTTTGAACTTCCACAGAAAGTTGTAGGAAATTACGCTTGGATGTTTGACTTAAAAAACTTAGATGAAATAGGTGGATATAGAATAAAAGAGTTTGATTTAAACCAACACAAAGATACATATGATGATTGGATACGAGCATTCGAGAACTCTATTAGTAAACGAGTTGATACAACAAAGGGTATATTTTTAGGACTTAGTGCAGGTTACGATAGTGGAGCAATAACTTGTGAACTATTAAAACAGAACATTGACTTTAGTGCATACACTATATTGTCATCTGAAAATGAAGACATTATAAGTCAAAGACACTCAAGATTAAAATCTGGTGAAGTGATAAGACTTACAAGAAAAGAATATTCTGATATATCAGACTATTTGGGAAAAAATTGTGAGGACTTCTTTTATCAAAATTATGATATCAAAGGAGATAAAGCCTCAAAAGGACTTGGAAAAATTTGTGAACGAGCAAATCAAAACAATCAGAGAGTTTATCTTTCAGGTCAAGGAGCAGACGAAATTATATCTGATTATGGTTACAACGGAAATAAGATTTACGGACATAGTCAATTTGGTGGATTATTTCCAGATGACTTAGAGGGTTTCTTTCCTTGGAATAGTTTTTATGATGGGACACAAATACAATACTTGAATAAAGAAGAGTATGTAGCGGGTTCATATGGTATTGAAACAAGATATCCATTTTTAGATACCCAGTTAGTTCAAGAATTTTTATGGTTATCAAGTGATTTAAAGAACAGACAATATAAAGCACCACTTACAGAATACTTAGAGAGAAATGGTTATCCATTTCAAAAGGGAAACAAAACTGGCTTTCAAGCCGATAGGAATTTATTATAAATGAAAAATGTAGTATTTATGACTTGTTTTGAAAAGGCTCCGGACTTTCTTGATTACAAAGAATGGTGTTTTAAAACTTGGAAATATTGGTGTGACAAACACGATGTAGAACTTTTAATCTTAGAAGATGAATTAAGAGATTCAGGTGGTGGAGTGTTTAATGATGGGGTCGGTATGAAACCAACTTGGCAAAGGTGGCACGTTTGGGATGTGTTGGAGGCCAATAATATAGACGCTGATAATGTCGCGTTAGTGGACATTGACACAATGGTTCATTGGGATTGTCCTAATTTTTTTGAAGAAGCAAATGGAGAGTTTGGTTGTATTCAAGATAAGTTCTTTCTTGAGTGGACTATCAATAGTATAAAAGGTTATCAAGACTTATGGCCAGATGTAAAGTTTGATTGGACAACATACTTTAATTGTGGTTTCATTGTATTAAATAAAAAACACAAAGAGTGGTGTAAGAGTGTTACTGATTTCTACTATGAAAATGAACTGGAGTTCAAAACAAGACAACATCAGACTGTAAAAAAGGGTTCAGACCAAACACCAATAAACTATATGATAAGAAATAGTGAACACCCGATAAAATTTTTGGACGAAAGGTTCAATCTACAACAATTACATATGAGAGGAGTGTTAAATCCAATGATTACAGAAGCAGGTTGGGTTTGGCATTTTAATGGGTTTGATAAAGAGGGAAGAAATAATGTGATGAAACAGGTATGGGATATGACAAAGGACAATTATGAAACTGAATAATAAATACATAATTGGTTGTCATACTATGTTCTACGAAATAGATATCGTAGAGGAATACTTAAAGTCAGTTCATTTGGCATTGGAAGATATTGAAAACAAAGAAAATGTCAAGGTAGAAATGATGTGGAATATGTCCCAGTATTTTGAAGAGTGTGAAAATGATATCAAAATACAAGAGATAGAGAATAGAATTGTTGAACTAAAAGAAAAGTATGGATTTCAGAGTCTATATTATAATGATGATAATAAACCATACACAATGGCAGACTATCGTAGAGAATTAAATAATCAATGTAATGAGTGTGACTATGTGATATGGGGTGAATCAGATTGTTTAATGCCAAGACAAATGTTTGGAGTATTGGAACAACTAATGGAACACTCTAAGTCTAACAATATCAACAGATTTATCACTACATTTGGTGTTAGAAAAATGTGGGACGAAAGTTGGAAAGTATTAGAGCATCCTGATTTCACAGACAAACCATATTATGATATGGATACCGAAGAAGACACTAAGTTAGCGGAATCATCACCTTGGAGTATCAGATATACTATGTCACAAGAAGAAATGGACGAGGTTAATTCTAAAACAGAAGACTTAGATGTTCAGATGATTCAATATCCAAAGTTCGACGGAAGTGGATTAATAATATCATCAGACTTACTAAAAACAGGAGCGAACATACCACCTGCAGTATATATGAACGGAGACGATAGTTCATTTTTAGAGAGTTGTAGATTACATATGGGTGAACACTACAAACAATATGTCGTGAAGAATATACTAAAAGTTCACAATAGAAATCACCCGAACAAAAGACATTATGTCAAAGGTGAGGACCAATCAAAAAACACTCACTCTAAAAGAGCCACAAGAAATTGGTATAAAGAATTTAGTAAAGTATCAAAGGGTAACTTGAATAAGTTATATCATTCACAAGAACCATTCAACAGGAAAGAAATACAAAAATGAATTTGGTTGTAGCGATTGATGATTTACACCCTAACCAAGGTTGGGGGTGTGAGGGTGATGTTCAAGTTGATTATTTAAAGTCGTTAAACGACGAATTTGGGGTCAAATTTACCCTATTCTGCCCGAGTTATTATCATCACAAATATAAATTAACAAAAGACTGGGTATCGTATTGGAAACAATTTGACTGGGTTGAGTTGTGTAATCACGGACATTATCACGATGTTAAGAAATATTCAAAAGACTTACTGGGAGAACAGGAATTCGCGGAATTAAATTTCATAGAAGCGACTGAAAGAATACAGGAGAGTTTAAATGTTTGGGAAGAGTGTGGACACAAACCAACAGGATTTAGAAGTCCAGGTTGGGGTATTACACAAGAAGCGGCAAACGCAGTAAGTAATTATTTTGACTGGGTCGCTCAACACGAAGAACACAATACATCAATAACCTTTGGAATACCAAATCTTGTGGGTTGTGATGGAATAGAAGAAACTGATAATGTAAATCTATATGGAGAAACTTTTATGTTTCAATCACACATTCAAGGAGATTGGAATAAAAATGTATGGAACGAGAAAAATTATTTACATTTTCAACAAGTTGTTAAATATTTATTATCACAATACAATGAGTTACAATTCAAAACAATATCGGAAATAAAATGAACAACAACGAACTAACCAGAATATTAGAAGAAACACCCGACAAGGCACAATGGAAAGAAACAACATCTTTAAAATTTAAACAAGAATTAGTTGACTTTTTCGGTGAGGACTTTAAAGATAAAGATGTTCTTGAAGTTGGTTGTCACGTTGGACACACTTCCAGAATATTAAGTTATTTGTTTAAAAAAGTATATGCGATGAACATAAATGGACCATTGTTTGGTGATAGAACTCTTTGGGAAGTAAATAACCTTGTGTCTGAAAATGATGTATATAAACAATATTCAGTCAATATTAAAACAACATTTGATAAAAAGTTTGAGAATATTGATTACTTAGAAATGGACTCATACAATTCAAAAGGTTGGCCTATGGATTTACTATCAGATGTTTCAGTAGTGTTTATTGACGCGATTCATCAATATGACGCAGTCCTTTATGATATAGAAAATGCAATCAAATTAAATGCAGAGTATTTAGTGTTTGATGACTATGGTAAACCAGATTCCAGTCAATATTCAAATCCAACCAGAAATTATATTATGGAAGTTAAAGCGGCGATTGATAGTAAAATACAAGACGGAACACTTGAGGTTGTAAAACATATAGGATTTGAACCAGGAACTGAAGTTGCATTTAATGTTCAATTGGGACCTATTTTGTCAGTTGATTGGGAAGGTCTAATATGCAAAGTAAAATAGTATTCTTTTCAGAGAGTGAAACTTTTGGAAAAGCTCCAAGAGATTTTGAAGACGCGAGAACTGAATTTGGTTGGTCAATAATGTTAGATGCTGAGTGGTATCCCATTAGTGTTAGACCAAAAAAGAGATATGATTTGGGTATAGTTATTATACCAAAGAATAATCCAAATGTTAACATTGAATGGTTTAGAGAAGTTTGTGATAAGGTTGCAGTAATGCAAGAGGGACCACATTGGTATTTCCAAGACTATTCAGTTGAAAAACAAATACATTACATAAATACATTGAGAGATGCGGATTGGGTATATTGTCATAATGAATCTGATGTTGATTATTATTTAGGATTAGATTGTAAAGATGTTAGAGTTATGAGGTCTATGATGATTCCAGAAAGATTAAATTCAGTTGGTTATTCAAAGGAAAAGAGTGGAACATTGTTGGGTGGTAATTTTGTTAGTTGGTATGGTGGTATGGATAGTTATTTAGTAGCGTCTGATATTCCAGAGAAGAAATATGGTGTTTCAATGGGTAGAAAACAAGAACAAGAAGAGTCAATTGACGATATAGAATACCTACCATATTTAACTTGGAGAGAGTGGATAAAAAAGGTTGGTCAATATAAATTTGGTGTCCACTTAATGAGGACACACGCCGCGGGAACATTTAGTATGAATTTATCATTCCACGGAACACCGGTTATAGGGTATCACGGATTGGATACACAAGAATTATTACACCCAAACACCACCGTAGCAGTTGGGGATTTGAAAACAGCGAAATTCCTTATGAGAAAACTATACGAAGACGAGAGTTTTTACAAAGAGTGTTCAGAAGAAACACTTCATCTATTCCAAAAATATTATAGTGAAGAAGCGTGGATGGAAGATTGGAAGATTAGAAATGGATAAAACAATATCATTTATTCAACCCAGTAGGAACAACTTAAAATATTTAAAATGGTCCTATGAATCAATTAGAAAAAACCTTGGATACAGACACGAGATTTGTATGGCAGATGATTTCTCAGACGACGGAACTTGGGAGTGGATGGAAGAGATAATCAAGAAAGACCAAAATGTAAAGATACATAGAAACATTGGGCCTGAAAGATTAGGACACACAATACTATATGATACATTAGTTGATATGGCAACTAATGATATTGTGATGATATACCACGCAGATATGTATGCATTACCAGGTCTTGATGACGAGATACTAAAACACATAAAACCAGGTGTGGTTGTGAGTGGAACAAGAATAGAACCACCACTACACCCAGATGGACCAGAAAAAGTAATAATGGACTTCGGTATTGAACCGGAAGAATTTAAAGAAGATGAATTATTGAGTTGGCACGGCACATTTCCTGAACTGACTCACTCAAAGTTAGGAAAGGAAACCACAGAGGGAATATTTGCACCTTGGGCAATCTATAAAGAGGACTTTCAAAAGATTGGTGGACACGATGACTTATTTGCACCACAATCAAAAGAAGATTCAGATATATTCAATAGATTTGTATTGAATGGATATAAAACAATACAGACTTGGAGAGGTTTCGTATATCATATGACTTGTAGAGGAAGTAGATTTGCTGAGGGAGCAAAACGAAATCCCGAAGGTGAAGTCTCTATGATTGGTAGAGAAACGGATGAGTGGTTGACACAGAACGAAAGGTCAACAAGAAACTTCGCAAGAAAGTGGAGTTCTTATTGTTTACACGATGATTACTTAAAACCATATATTCAACCAAAATATGATATTGGGTATGTGGTAAAGAATTGTAATATGAGCGGACTACAAGGATTGGAACCTTGGTCGGATAGTATGTATATAGATGATAAAGAATTAGTTGAACAATACATTAAAGAAGAACAACCACAAACAAAATTTGATTTAAAAGAGAGATTGTTAAAATCTGAAATAGATAATGATATAGTTGTTGAGTTTGATTTACAAAAGTTAACTCAAAATGACTACGAAATATTAAAGATGTTACCAGAGATTATCAAAGATAGTGGAAAGGTTGGAGAATTTACATTAGAAATATTTGATGTTACAATAACATCATTAAAAACATACGAGAAGGAGTTAATTGGGTGCGATTCAAATTAGTAAATAAAAGAACACAAGAAGCGGTAGATACCGTTGGAACAAGGTTGTTGGAATATGCGAAAGAGTATTTTCAAGTAAAAAAGAAATTAGATAAAGAAGATTTCAACAGACTTTACGAGGTCAAGGAAGATGACAGAGGTTGACTTACACGGATTTAGACACGAAGAGGTAGAGGACAAACTACCAAACTTGTTAATTATTCATTACAATATGAATAATTTTCCGATTAGGATTATAACCGGTAAAAGCGAAAAGATGAAAAAAATAGTTCGTGAGATTGTAGAAATACAAGGGTTCACGATAGATGACTTCTGGAACGATAATCCAGGAGCAATAATATTAAGGAGTTAAATTATGGAAACATTACAGATATTAGGTTGGATATACTTAGGAATGTGTATCGGCAGTATTGTAGGAGTATTCGGATTAGGATTATTCCAAGCGGGTAGAGTAACATCATTAGAGAGAGAAATTAATGATTTAGAGTTTAAAAACAAAATTCTATCAGGTGAAAATAAAAGATTATCCAAAAGAGGCAAGCCACAACCAAGAAAAAGAAGAAATTGGAAGAAAAAGTCGGTCAAAAAATAGATAAATTTTCTTACTAGTGATATTTATTAGTGTATGAATAAACAAGACAAACAAGGTTTAGAATTGATAATGTATCGTTTGGACGAAAGTGACAAGCGAGTTGATGAACTTCATCAAGAATTTAAAGGAAACCTTACTGAATTGCATACAGATATCAAATTTATTAAAGAAAATCTCTTTAATCCGAACGAAGGCCTTTGGGCTGAAACCAAATTAAATACCCAACATAGAGAAAACACATCTAAATGGAGAACCATTATAGGTGGTGGTGTCATCGCCCTGATGATAGATATGTTTTGGGATATGTTCACAAAATAAATCAAAAAAATAACGAAAACACTTGACTTTCTCATTTATTCGCCATATATTATGGTGTAATGATAAATGATATAAGGATAAATTAATTATGGATATGGGAACTTTTGCTTTAGGTTGTATGAATTATGAATTAAATAGGGATAATGGTAAATTACCCCAACACGACCAAGAATTCCAAGCCGAAACAGGTATTGGACCAGTATATAATAATGGACGACCACAAACTCGTGATGAAATGAGAGAAAATCTTGAAGAAGACGGAAGAATGACCCACGACGAAATAGAAGAGTGGTTAGATTCTTTAGAAATGTAAAGAAAGACTTGACATTATCATTTATTATCAGTATATTATATAGAATTTAAAAGGAGAAATATGGATAGTTTATTAAAAGTTAGAATTATAGATATGTTGTTTGACCTATTGATGAGTGATAGGTTAGGTAGAGATGAAGTGGACCAAATAAATGACATCATTGTAAAAGTGAGAGGATTTAAGGTATAGTATGGCAATATTATTTGAAAAGAATTTTGATGACCCAAACGAAAACATAGTTAGACAATTTACAAATTGTTGTGGTGCGTCTGATAAAGGAACTGAATATGGTGTAGTGTGTAGAGGTTGTTATGATAATATTGATGAAGTTATGGGAGAGGGAGATGAAGAACTCTTTCAAAATTATATCACTAATGATACAATATTAGGTAAGTTTAATAACTTCCTTGATGAAGTATGGTGGAACTATGAAGAGTGGCACAATGCTTTTATTGAGAAAGTTATGGTCAATAGGGTTTAATGATTATTTTACAAATATGTATGATTTTACTTGACATTGTCATTTATTATAGGTATATTATATAAAGAATTAAAGAAAAGGATAAAAAAATTATGACGATTTATGGAAAAACATTAGAACTTAACGAAAATACAAACGATGCTTTGTATAATTTGTATGAAATGAAAAGAGAAACTTTGGCTTTCAATGAGAGTGGAAACAAATATGGTTATGAAAACCTATTAGATGATACTGACTTCTTCACGCCAGTAGATTTCACAGACACTTATAATGTCAAAGGTTATACAGATGAACAAGTTATAGAAATATTAGGAGGATTTATTCAATGGTAGATAGAATTGAACAATTAATAAATACATTAGAACAAGAGATTAACGACGGATATAATACCTTACCAGATTATCAAGCAAATAATGAAGGTAAGACTTATGTCAATAGTGCTCAATGTACTTTGTATGAATTACAAAAACAGATAACAGAATTAAAACAAGGATTGAAATTAGGTAAAAACTTTTCATTACTTGGGGAGTCAACAAATGGCTAAAGACGCAAACAGATTTTTTGTAAATGTATGTCTGGAAGTATATGTTCCGGACCAAGGTTGTGGTGATAGAGCATTAGTAAACGAGAACTCAGATGCTGAGTGGTTTTCTAATGAAATATGTTCACAAATACCAAAATTAGTAAATAAAGAGTGGGAATATTCTGAAAGACCATATTCAGTAAACTGGGCTCACAAAGGAAAAGTAGAAAGAGGATAATATGACGGAACCAATGATAACACTTAGTGATTTATTAGAAATCTTAGCAACAGATTTAACACCAGCAGAAATAGAGGCATTTCTCTATGAGTGGGGTATTGCATAATGATTGTAGGAACATCAAAATGGAAAGTTTCTCTTGATGAGAAACAATACAAGAAATCTCTACTCGGATTAGAGATGAAAGAATTGAATAAACTATTGAAAAATAGGAATTCTTGTTTAAATAAGAAAAAGAAAGTATTTGTAGAGATGAGAGATATTTTCTTAAAACAGATAGAAATCATCAACGGAGTTATAGAAAAAATATGATAGACTTTATCAACATAATAATAATTTTCGGTATGGCGTGGGTCATATCAAGACCAACAAACAATATAAGGTAATATGTTAGAAAATATAGTATCAGTAGGATTAACAACATTGTGTGGTGTATTGGCACTCTACACATTTAGTAAGAGTATGGAAAAATAATGCCAACTGCAAGACAAGCGTGGTTAAATAGATATGAAACCTACTATGCTCAAACCGAGTATAACAAAAAACACTACGGAAAAAGAATTAAACAATTGAAAAGAATGTTAGAAGACGAAGAGTTTTTAGAGTTCTTATCACACGCAGAACACAAAGAAAATATATTAGAGTATTTGGCAAAGTCAAATCACTTTGATATGTATATTGTATTTAATGAACAAGGTGAACCTTATATCGCTGACAAAGATTTTGGACTAATCCATTTTATGAAAAAAATGAGTGGATTATTTCAATCAGAACGATACTTAGCAGATTCAATAGTTAGAAAACAAGCCAAACGATATGTGGAAATGTATTTATGGTGGAATAAAGAACCAAAAGATTATTTAGAAGAACTAGAAGAATTACCTTTTTAGAAAAAAATTAAGAAACCATTGCTGTTTCAGTTTTGTAATCACTATATATTATTGTAATCAGAAGTGATGACAAAATTAACAAGTAACACAAATAAAAGAGGAATAAAGGTTATGATTAGATTTAAACCAACCGGAGACGATTCCGGTATGAAAAATGTACTATCCAATTTACCATTAATAAATG